ATATTATTAGATGCATTAGGTGGGGCAGTATTAAAACTAATATATTTACCACCAGCAAATACAAAATCAGTAGTTTCTACACCACCAACTTTAACTTTTATTTTATCTGTACTTTCAACATCAAAAGTATATTCAAATAATTTATTACTACCATTACCAGATAAAGTAGTTTGTTTAAGTAATGAATTACCTAATCTTATTTTTGTATCACTTTGGAAAGTAAAGTCAGTAATAGTTTTATTGTTTATTTTAACCTTAACTTGATTTCTATCAACATAACCAAGTTCAGGTTCAGACCACTCATAGTCAGTATAAACTTCATTACCACTACTATCTCTACAATTGTTTAGAAATAACTTATATGATTTACTCGCTGCAAATCTTCCAGTTGCATTAAGTTTAAAACCCATTACTCCTGATAATCCTACATCAAACTTACATCTAGCAATTGTTAAATTAGCTGAAAAGTCTTTTCTCTTACCTTCTCCAGTTAAGTCATAATACAATTGAGGTAAGTGTAAATCAAAATCATAAGCATAACCTACATATACGTTACTAGCAACACTTGAAAGGTTCTGACCCTCAACTATAAAATAAGTACCTCCTGAATCAGCTTCTGCATTAACTGTATAACCTGAGTTATTAAAAGTACCAGCAGCAGTAGTACCAGCTACTATAACTACATTCTTTTTATCTGCTAAATGTGCATATGGTATGTAACACTTAGATAAATCATTAGTTACATCATAGCTAACTGATGTTGCTTGTGCATATAAATCAATACAAGGGTTAATCTTTTGACCTTGTGCGTTAGTTATAATTGCTACCTCTGGACTCTGAGTTAGGTTTGCTTTAGATATGGTGTATTGATTACCTTGCTTAGTAACACAGAACATATCATCCTGATCAACAGCCATTGTCTTAACTGTTCCAGGTAATTGCCATTTAAACCAAGATTCCATAACTTGTTCCCTACCATCTGAATAGGTTTTATAGAAATAAATCTCATTACTACCCTGTGCAGACATAGCAATAAATTCATTCTGAACACTAGCTACAAGAGTATCTACATCAATTGTTATCCACTCATTAACTACACGACCTATGTCAAGGATATCTGGACTCTCACCTAAACCTTTGGTTTGCATAGCAAAGACTCTTACAAAGTTGGGAGTTTTACTAATGAAGTTTAAGTGAGTACCAATATCAATAGGATGAACTTTATCGCTCATCTCCATATTTGCTATTGGTCGGATCTTTGTAGTCTGTGGTGTTAATGGTCCGTTCTCTGATAATATAAGAAATTGTTGACTTTTACTAAATAAAACTAAACCCTGTCTAGCTGGTATAATACCATGTAATTTAGTTGGTCTTACTGATGCACAGTTAAGATCTATAGGATCACCCATTGTATGAGTTCTAGCTGATACTGCATATAACTCATAAGGTTCTTTAGCTCTACTAAGTATAACATTATCTTCTGATAAAAAACCAAGTCTATCATCATGGAAGAATGTCTTCTTAATTGTCTTACCAACAAAGCTAGGATGACCATTTGTTAAATCATCTCCTACTAACCTATCTCCCCATTCAATAGCTTCAAATGTAAATGCATTAGTGCCTGTATTTAATAACCTATGAGGCATGGTTGAGATTGTCAAACCTGGAGACTGGTCTAAACCTAGTCCTTCTTTCCAATAACCAGAACCAGCTGCTTCATTATCAGCTACGAATTTAGCGTAGTAGTTATCTTCATCATATACACGAGAATTGACAATAGTAACTGTATGGTTATGGAATGAATTAGGAGGCAGCCAAGATTCATTAGAAGCCCAGTCTTGAAAGACAACTAATCGTTTGTTATCTGCTCCACCTTTTGCTTCAAGAGTAAATGGTGTTCTAGTATCTGTACCACCTACATCTAGAACGTAATCTAATTGTAGAGATGTACCGTATTTGGTACAAGTCATACCAGTAATACTTTTACCATCAATTGCAGCTTTAATTTTATCTAATACATCTTCATACTTATCATCTGAATCTGATGTAGCTGTAGCTACTTGTACAGAACTCTTTTCAGCAAGTATAGCTGTACCGCCTAACTTAACTTCCCAAGTCTGACTTAACATATCAAGAGCATCACCACTTAACAAAAGTGTTCCTCTACTTGCTGCTACAAAATCTGTAGGTGCAGGTTGTGTAGTAATGACTTTTATATTATTACTAATAATAGTAGTAGATTGAACTGTTGTTATATCATAATCAGTTGCAACACCATTAAGATATGCTGAAGCAGATTCATTAATAAAATAATCCCATTTAGCTGAGTTGTCTGCTATTGCTGAGCCAGTACCTGTTGGACCTCCTGACCCTGCAGATGTACCAGCTGTGCTACATTTATATATTTTACCACTGTCATTCTTTACTTTATCTCCTACAGCATAAGCTGTACTAGCAGCCCAGTTAGGAGCATCAAGAGTTACTGTACAAGCGGCTCCAGTTTCTGCATTCCATACATATACACTACCATTTGTACCACCTACTTTAGGTGTAATACATCCCATGTATTTAGTAGTTGCATCTCTATTAACGTAGAACCACTTAGCATTATCTAACTGAGTTCCACTGAAATCAGCACCACCTGTAGTTTTTAATTTAGATATAAACTTAAAACCAGGACGTTTAGTCATACCTAATGTTACATCAGCTAGACCGTTTATACATTCTTTGACCTGACCTGGAAGTTTTTTACTATCTGGTTGTTTTGAAACACCACTCAGATAGTTTGATACTCGTTGTGTTATTGCAGCCATTATCTTTGAAGTGCTCTATAAGGTTCGTAGCTTACATATGGATCAGAACCAGATGGCTTACCAAAGTATGAATAATCACCTTGATTAGTTTCATACTCTACAGCCATAGCTCTCATATATGCTTCTTTTTGTTGGAGCATTTGATACTGATCGTTATCTCCAACTATACGACTAGAAGTTACGGTGGCTGCTCTAGCTGTAATGTAATCTTGAATAGGACGTGGTAGATCAACCCAGTCAAATAGCCATAGTATATCGCAATCTACTGGTTCCTCCCATTCAAATGTGTGGTTTTCTTTATCATATAATTTTCCATTTCGTCTGACAGCTTCTTTGTTAGAAGCATTTGCTTTACTTAAATCTATCTGTAAAATATTATTTGTAATAACAATATGTTTAGTACCTGTCTCAGGTGTCATTTCTTTATGGGCTTCTTTGTTAAAAGTCCATCCTTCACTCTGTACCTCTCTAGATACTTCTAGAAGGGTCTGGTATGCAATCGCAACGTCTGGGTTGGTTTCATCCAAAGTGGTGACTGGAGCCTGACCACAAGCCATGAGGATTTGATTTATAGCGGGTAATTCTTGAGCAGCATTAGTGGTAGGAAAAGCCATAGGTATAAATATTTGTGAATAAAAAAAAGGGAGCCGTAATGACTCCCCTTGTATGAATAATTAGAATGCAGCGTTACCTGATGAACCAACTGCAGCACCTGCAATAAGTTCAACACATGCGGCTGGATTGACATAATCTGCCCCGAGTGCTAAACGCCCCAATATGACATCGCCCTGGTATATGACCGAGACATCACCTTTGGTTACTTGAACTTGAGGACCGATAGCTTCGACTACACCAGCAGACTCACGTTGACCGATAATACCACAAGAGTTAGCGAATTCTGTTTCTTCACCGTACTCGTTGTTAATACCAGTTACGTCAGCTGCAGCATCTTCTACAGCTTCTTCTACGAATGTACCGATGTTTCCTGGTGAGGTTACACCTGGGTTTGTAGCTGAAGCAGAGCCATACTTAGTACCATACTTACTGAAGAATGGGATGTTCATTGACTTGTAGATTTTGATACCTGCAATCTCAACGATTCCGTTACCCTTCTGACGTGAAGTACCTTGCTCGTCTCTGTTAACTAGACCATTATCACCAACCTGTTGGATTAGCTCGTAGTACTGACGTGGGTTAAGTACACCGAATCTTCCATCAGTGCTAACACCCTTCTCATCCATAGCTGCTGCAGCGTCATAGAACGCATTTACAAGTGCAGTTGCACTGTAAGCATCGGATGCTTGGTTGTTAGTACCAACACGGATTTGAGTACCACCTGGTTCTACGAATCCAGACTTAGTGATAGGTGATACAGCTCTAGCTCCACGTACAATTGAACGGAACACTAGGCGGTCATACTTTTGAGCAAGAGCATATCCAATCTTTCTGGATACTTCTGATCTCAAATCGTAGTGTGCAAGTGTCTCGTCTAACTCATATAGGAAAGCTGAACTGATTAGTAGATCATCAACTGTGATGGTCTTCTCAGCTACTGGAGGTGCCCCATCGGAGTTACCTAGTATGCTGTTGCCTGGTACATGGTACTCGGCTTTGGTGCGACCTGTGTAGATGAACTGTAAACTCTTACCATTCTTAAGAGTTCTTTTCATAACGAGATCTCTAGCTATAGCATTATGCTGGAAGCCTTTGAACATCTCGCCACTGAACAATTTTAAATAGAGGGCTCGTCTATCTGAACCTCCATTACTAGCACCTGGCTTAGTTACACTAGCCTGATGTGCTGTTGACTGTTGTGCCATTGTTAAAATTTAATTTGATATATACGTTCTCAGCTGAAATTTTTTTGATCAATTTTTGTGGTCTATCCCACCGTCTAGACGGCTAATGGGTATCTGTCGTAACAGGCCAAGAGCCAAATTACAGAGAGGTCCGACACTGAGGTGCCTCTCTGCTATGGAAGTTCACATGAAGAACTTCTATGTGAATGAAGAAGGCTAGAGCAAAGAATACTACTAGCCATAGTTCATTAAATTTATTCACCTAACAATGCTTCCTCTAATGATTGAGGGAAGTCATCGTCTTCTTCTACTTTTTTATCAGGCATGTCACTAGCGGGAATTTCTTCCTCAATTGTGAGTGGGTCCATCATATGTAGAGGGATTCCTGATTTAGAAAATTCAGGCTCAGGGGTCAGTGAAGTAACTGAAGCCCTAGCCTTGTCGCTTTGTTGTGACATTAGAACTTATACTTAGCTCCTACTTTTAGGTTGTATGAGTTATCGAAGTCACCATTAGTAGCTCCAGCAAACTCACCATAAAGAGATGTAGCTGAGGATATGTTATATGTACCTCCTACTTTACCTGATAGCTCAGTTTCAGTACCGTCGATACCATCAACAGCTACTAAAGCTGGACCACCTTGTACATAGTAGTCAAACTTTTCTTTAGATCCATCTAGTCCAACATGGAGTTCAACTGATCTACCGATATATTCAGAACCGTAGTAACCATTGTTTACTTCAGCGTTTAAATATGTTCCAGCGAATGCAGGTGCAGACGCGAATGAGGTGGCTGCGAGAGCAAGTGCAATTTTTTTCATTAAATTAAATAGTTTTTGATTTTGTGTAAGCGATGCCGCGATACTTGTAAGTAACTTTAATAGTCATTGGAAATCTCCAAGTACCTAAGCCCCGTTCCATGCTTAGGTTTCATGCGTCCCGTAGGATGAACGGA